TAGAAGAGAAGATTACAGAAGAGATTATAGTATGTCATATCGAGCTCCTAATTCAAGACTTGTTGACCAAAGACCTGTTAACCAAAGACCTGTTGACCAAAGACCTGTTGACCAAAGACCTGTTGAAAAAGCATCTTCAACATATGTACCAGCTGTTTCAAGACCAACCGCAGCCGCAGTAGTACACCCAAAAAAAAAGTGCGCGTTTGCTGTAATACATTTTGGAAGTAATCCAGTATATTTAGAACTTGAATTATACTTCTTTAAAATGTTACGTCAATATACAAAACACGACATTATTTATTTATATTCTGTAAATGACACACCAGCATCTTTTGTAGAAGCAGTATGGCCATTTGTAACTGAAACATTGCCATTTGATGATAAAGGTGTTACATATGATGTTGCATTTAAAAGTGAATATACAAATTTTAATACATTGCGAACATGTAATTTTATCTTTGCGTATACATTAGAACAATATGATACAGTATGTATTATTGAGTCTGATATGGTTATTATGAAAGATATTGAACCTATTTTTAGTCTTAGAAGTCCAGCTGTACTAACATATTATATTGGCGATAAACGTTTAAAGTTTAATGATGAAATTAGAAATACTCCAACTGAAGTTTTAGCCAAATGTAAAGATATGGGACGAATTAATGGAGGAGTAATGTTAATTAATCCAAGTATGAAAATGTTTGAATTGTATAAAACAAAAATAGTAGATATAGTACGTAGTCAATGTAAATATCCAAATGAAACCTTATTTGAATACGTTAATAATGTATATTATAATTTACCAGTTCAATATAATTTGTCTCATTATCATGCAAAACCATACCGTTTACAAAATTATGGATTAACAGCTAGAGATATTTATATTTATCATTTCAATGAAACCAAATATAAGCATATTGATATTATAAAAAATCCAATGGATGAAAATGGTGAAAATTGGTTTGAAATTTATCAAAGAGACAAAAAATATGAAATAAGAAAATTGCCAATAATACATTATAAAAATACTGTTTTTGACAAATATCAAAAAGAAATATCTGACATAATGAAAAGTTTGGAAAAGCCTGTAAAACCTGCATCACCTGCTATTTCACCTATATCGCCAAAAAAAGACGAATTATTACAGTATTCGCCAAAAAAAGACGAATTAAGACCCATATCTCCATTAATTTTAAAATCTAAATCAAAAACACCATCTAAATCAAAATCTTCATCAAAATCTTCATCTAAATCCTCATCATCTTCATCTAAATCTAAATCTAAAACTAAAAGTAAGAAGCCACGTTGTCCAAAGGGCACTCGTAGAAATAAGAAGACTGGTAATTGTGAACCAAAATAGTATTTATAATAATATAAATATAATATAAAGATATGGGTAAAACAAATTATGGATTTTATCTTATTGGGGGTGGATTAGCATTTGTAGTTGGTGCTCTTTCATGGATATTTGTATTTGCACCTGAAGATGATTATAAATCTGTATATACTGGAAGACCTGATATACGAATGTTGCCTGGAGAAGATGTTTCTATTCGGTCTGATTCTACATCTATTGGAACTAGAAGTACTTCTAGTAGTAGTTCTAGCAATATTATTGGAAGAGAAAGTATAGGTAGCACAGGTAGTTTTAAAGGTGGTTCAAGACATTATAGAAAAAGCAGAAAAGGTAGAAAAACCCATAATAAAAAATCAAAGAAAAGGTCAAAACTCTAAAACTTTTTAAATAAATATATATTAGAGATGTTGAAATCATTCATAAGAGAAAATGTAACTTTAGTAGCTGTATTTATTTTTATAATACTTTTTGGATTTATTCATATAATAAAACCAGCTTGTTTCTATAAAGATGATGGTAGTATCCGTGAATTTGGCGTTGGATATAAAAACAAAACAATACTGCCTGTTTGGCTTCTGGCAATTGTTTTAGGCATTTTGTCATATTTGTTTGTCTTATATTATTTAGCATATCCAAGAATATATATGGTATAGTTGTTCCGGTTTAATTAAAAAAGTCATAAAATTGAATATTTTTATTTTCTCTTAATCATTTTTAAAAGAAAATAAAATAGAATAGAATGTCGCTAATCATTAAAGAAAATGTATTATATTGTGATCTTGATGGAGTTTTAGCAGATTTTGAAGAAGGTGTAAAGACTATAACTAACAAATATCCAAAAGACTTGGATCGAAAATATATGTGGATGCGTATTAGAAAAACCCCAAATTTTTATGCTAATTTGCCATGGATGCCAGAGGGAAAAACATTGTGGGAAGCTATTAAGATTTATAATCCTGTAATTCTAACTGGATGTCCTAAAGGAGGCTGGAGTGAGGATGATAAGCGTACATGGTGTGCTAGAGAATTAGGTCCAGATATTAAGGTTATAACTTGTGAAACGCAAGATAAACCAGACTATTGTAATGAAGGTGATATATTAATAGATGATAGAGATGTTATAAAAGATGAATGGATCGCAAAAGGAGGAAAATATGTTCATTATACATATGGTAATTTAGATTACTATATTGATCAAATTAAAAAATTACTATATCTTTAATTTAATTTAATGAAACTTGGATAGAATTATTAAGTGCTTCTTTTTCTTTAATTTCCTCTTGTTGCTTAACATAGTCATCATAACTAGCCTTAATTTGGGCTACACTCTTTTTACATCCAACGTTTGCTAAATTATAGTAAACAATAGAGGCAATTAATAATGCAGTATAAACATACCAGAATGCTTCGCCAATATTATCTTTCAAGACAACAAGTGATAATAATTCACTCTTATAGTATTTTGTTTTTTCTTCATTTGTTGTAATATCAGGTTTCATTAATGGTGTCATTGTATTCCAGAAGTCAGCAAAATTATCAGGCGTCATCTTATTTATTAATATTGACTTATTATTATCGACCATTGCTGTTAAAGCAGTGACTGCCTTTTCTAAATTATCAGTTGGATTTCCAGCTGCCCTTGCTTCATCAACTTCTTTTTGTAAATCAGTATTCATAATCTCATCAAAAATATCTTTAGCACCTCCTGAAATGGCAAAATAACCAACTACATCAGAGAATGCGCTTTTAAACCCAGGAAAAATAACAAGGACTGCTAACATGGTGCCAAAAATAATTGTCCAAGGTAAAAATGTATATAATGCGGAAATGCCAATATTATCCTTAGATGTACCACCACATTTACCATTTAGATACGCAGTATTTAAAATAAACTGAACAATACAAACAATTAGAAGATATAGTCCTAATTTAGGCAAAATAGATGCTTTATAATCATTAAAACAATTCATATTTATTTGACCAGTTGCTGTATCAAATTCTGGTAACTGTTCAATAGTTAACTTGGGTTTTAATATCATAAAATAAAGGACTGTCAATAAAATGAAAAATGTTATTGATTGTAAATATATATCCATATAGATAATTGGTATAATTTTTTTTTGTTTTTTAAAGGCAAATAATATAATTATATATGAGTTTTTATGAAGAACATGCTAAACCTAGATTGACAGAACCTGGAGTAAGATATTTTTTAAATGAGACGCTTAAACAATGTCATCAGTTCAAGGAGAAGCATCATAATGCTCTCTTTAATGTAGGAATGTTTGTTTGCTTTGTAGTAATTTTAGGCATATTATTATTATATAAATATAAGGGTAAACTATCACAATCAGAGCTTAAAGAGAAAGATGATGAAAAGAAACGATATATATTATCAAAAATTCGAAATTATCAACAAGCAAGAATAAAGGCACAACAAGAGCTTATAACTGGATTACCACATTGGGAAAATGAATTAGAAGAATTAAATAAGTATATAAAATAAAATACTTATAATAAATTTATATAGTTATAAATTATATAATAAATTATAATGACAGATAAAGGTATGACAGAAAAAATAAGTATAGATGAAGCAATGAACGAGTTTTATAAAATGAAAGATAGATATGAAACAATGTACAAGGAAAAATATGTTAACCCTATTCTAAAGGCACGAAATTTAAGTAAGAAGGAAAAACGTTCTGAATTTGCTAAATTGCCTAAACCACAATGTATCAATTGTAATCGAAATGTTGGCACTGTTTTTTCGATTAAACAAGAAAGTGATTTTTATAAAAAATATGTAGCAAAATGTGGCGACTTATCTGAACCATGTCCATTAAATATTAATATACATTATGGTACTCGTTTTACTTATGAGAATGAAATTAATAAATTTGTGGATGATATTGAGCAACTAAAGGGTGAAATTATTAAGGAAAAATATAATATGATGTTTGGTTATGTTCAAGATGAAGGAGCAATTTTAACATTTGAAGATTTGAGTGCATCAATAAAAGAAAGTTCATTGTTGGCTGGAAGTGTTATAGAGAAAAATATATTAGTAAATAATAATCCCGAGAAGGCTGAATTATTAAAAAAATCTATTGATATTTTTGGAAAAGAATATGTACTACAGTTTAAACATATGATTAAAAAATATAATGAAACTGGTGATGAATTAATTATAGAAGATGCAATTGATTTTTATAAAAATGAGATGATGCCACGTATAAAAGAAATTCAAGAACTTAAATATGAAATAAATATGGTAGAGTATGATCCTGAGCAGTTTATATTTTCATTACGCCAACGAAAAAATAGTTTACAGAACTTAGAATATGCTTTTAGTAAAGAGAATAAGGTAGTTGCATTTGTTAAAGGTTCTGGACAAGCGCCTAAGACAAGAAAAAATATTAAGAGTGTATCTTCATCTAAGACTAGACGAAGAAAATCAATTATGTTAGTTGAAGATAATGAAAATGAGGGTTTACAAGAAGAGAAACAAGAAGAGAAACAAGAAGAGAAACAAGAAGGGTTAGAAGAACCTATTAAGACTTATAATCCTAACTCATTAGAATATGTTCCTAACTCACCAGAATATGTTCCCAACTCACCAAAATATGTTCCTAACTCACCAGAATATAATCCTATTTCACCCTAATTAAATTTATTTATTGTAAAATACTATTAAGTGAATTAAATTTATATAATAAATATTTACATATTATATAAATATGTTTACTAACATAGCTAATTTTAGTAATACAAAAGACTATTTACCATTATTAAACGGTGTATTAATTACTGATCTATTTGTTATTTTATGTTTAAACATGAAATATATTAATTCAGTTGTCTTAAAAAAATGGTATGGAGATTATAATTTATCTGCGGTTATTGCTGATGTATTAATTATATTAATTGGTCTAATAATTGTAAGAGCAATTTATTATTATATATTTGATACATTTTCAATAATAAATTTTGTTATTTTAGCTGTTATAGTACAAGTAATACATGATATATTATTTTATTTATTTTTTAAGAATGTACCAAGAGGAATGAATAGAATGTTAGATACATTTAAAGATTATGCTAATGAAATGTCTTATAAAGCTATATTGGCTGATAGCGGTATGATGATTTTAGCATCATTAATTGCGTCATATCTTGCTGGTAAAAGTTTAAATGTTAATATTATTACGCTAATTTTATTTCTTTATTTATTACCCTATTTTTTATACAATTAAATATATGTATATTATAAATGCTTTCCAAATACATTCATATGCATGTATTTATAATTAGTTTTATTATAGGTTTAATTTTTGTGTATATTATTGGTCCTGAAACAAAAACCATATATATGTATCCATCTCCATCTAATTATTTAAAAACTCAATATAAGGATAATTCAAACCAATGTTTTCAGTTTAAACCTGTGGAAACACAATGTCCTATAAATCCATTTGAAATTAAGACTGTACCAGTACAGGTACAATAAAAAAGAGTGTTTTATTATTTATATTTTTAATTTTTAATTAAATTTACATATCCCAATCAATAATCCACATTGTGCTACGAGAAATATCTCTCCAACTTCTTTGTTTCTCAATTTCTGCATCAATTAAATCTTTAGAACATTGCTTTAAATACCACTTAGCATGAGGTCCAGCCTTAATAATGACATTAGGTTTTTTTTCCATTTTATACGCAATTTCTAATATTTTCTCAAGACTTAGATTTTTATCTAATCCACTCTTACCTACACAACCTTCATCATTTACTGGACGAAGGTTAGAATCGTGATATCCTAAATCAGCACCAATACGTTTTTCCATAAGAGTAATGTGTTCCATTTTATTATATTTTAATGTATAACTTAAACTTAACTAACATAAAAAGGTATTTCAATTTTTAAATTATTACTATTTTATATTAACTTAAATTTTAAAATCGGCATTTGAAATGTTAAAAGGTGTAATATTTAATTCCATAATATTATATATTTTATTTTGATCATATTTTTCAAAATATTTGAAATATGGATAATTATCAAATGAGCAATCAACAACTTCAAATCCATATTTTTGATAATATGATATAACTTCATCAAGAGAGCTAAGTATTATTTTTACCTTTTTATTTGTATTTTTTGTTTCTAATTTAACCCTTTCTACAAATCCATTTAATAGCTTAGTAGCATATCCATTACATCTAAATTCTTTCTGTGTACTGATCACCATAATATAATATAAAATTGTATCACTATTTTTCTTATTTTGTCTTGAATACACCATACATGATATACAAGAACTGATTGTAAATGTGTCATCAGTACAATAATAAGCAAGTTTGTTAGTATCAACTTTTAATAGGTTCTCAATATAATCTATTGAAACTGTTCCATAGTTAAAATAAGTTAGTATCATTTCATTATCATTTTTAAATTCATCAAGTTTGTCAATAATTTCATCAATTGGACTTGTATCAATAATTTGGTTTTTAATATCATCTGAAAAATATATCATTATATTAGTTATTTAATTTTGTTTGTTATTTAATTTTGTTTTTAATTTAATGTAAAATTTATTTGTTTATTTGTTTATTACAATTTATTTTTAAATATTTTTGTTCAATTTTTTATTTTTTGGCTAACAATATTTTTATTTTTGTTTTTTTTAATTTTTATAAATCCACTTATAATACCATCATATTTATATTTTGATATCTAAATAAAATATTACTATTTTATATAATGTATTTATCAAAATTTGTTCACACCGAAACAGGTAGATATTTAATGTCAGTTATATTAGGTTTAGGATTAGCAACTTTTTTTAGAAGAGTATGTTATGGCAAAAAATGTATTATATCAAAGGCTCCACCATTAGAAGAAATAGAAGACAAAATATATAAATTTGATGGTAAATGTTATAAATTAGAAAAAAATGCTGAAAAATGTACAAAGGATAAAAAAATAGTGTCATTTGCGTAATTTTTTATTTACCAGTATCTTTAGATATATTATATTATGTCAGAATTAAACACTACAAGTATTAACGATTTACCCACAGACCCAGCAGGCGGTGGAAGTATTGGTGGCAATATATCTTTAGTTGCAAATGAGAGCAACTATAAAATACCACAAACACCACAATATAATACACAAATACAACCACAAGCACAAACGCAAGGACAAGGGCAAGGAATGTCTTTAGACCAATCTACTATTAGTCAAATTGTAAATGGACTACAACAAGCAAGTATTGCTGGTGCTACATCATTACCTAGTCGTGATATTCCCCAAAATACACAGTCTATTGTAAGCGATCCTGCTATACAAGCAAATTATATTCCACCTCCTCAGCCTAGTCAAACTGATTATATTAAAGATGATAGCAATATATATACATATAAAGAGGAAAATATTAATAATTCATTAGATGCTGTTTATGATGAAATACAAGCGCCATTATTATTAGGTGTTTTATATTTCTTTTTCCAATTGCCCATAATGCGCAAAATAATTTTTCAATATTTACCATTTTTATGTAATAATGATGGAAACTACAATTTTAATGGATTAGTATTTACTAGCGCCTTATACGGATTTATTTATTATTTTCTAACAAAGTCAATGTCACATTTTAACAAGTTTTAATTATTATACATTTTAACATTTCAAACGCTGAATAAAAAAGAGGCTTCCTTCATTTTTATTTTTTTAAAGTTTAGTTTAACTTTTTATATTTCTCTCCAATTGCGTTCATTCCATACCTCGTCATGTAGTCTTCCATTTGCTCCATAGCCTTCAAATATTCCTTGTTCAGGTATCCATTTTAATGTATTGTCATTTCGTTTTTGATAACGCATAATTTGAAAATTAAGTGCTCCTACAGAACAATCAGGAAAATATGACTGAAGAATTTGCAGTCTATCTTGTTTATTAGTATTTGCTTTACAAGTTGCAAATACTAATCTAATATCATCTTTCGTCCATTGGTGTCTTGACATTTTTGGTGTTTGATACTTAATATTTTTTATTTATATGTATTTTATAAAATAAAAAAGTTTTCAATTTTTTTATTTTAATGTAAATGTTAAAAAAATACGTAACTAACCATTTATAATTGACATTTGAAATGTCCAAAAGTATAAAATATTTATTACATTTATAAAATAGCTTAAATATTATAATACTACTAATTGTATTATAATATTAAAAATGGAACCAAATACAAATATGTCATCAAATATATCAAATATAATTTTATTTGATAGAATAAAAACAGGTAATCCAATTATAGATACAATTGTATTAACATTTCTGCTGTCTGTAATAAATTTTATAATTAAATGGTTTAATAATAATATAATAGAGCATATACATTTTAAACAAATTTTAAATTATGAAAAACTTTATTATTTTTTTTCAAAGAAAAATATTGTAGAATATGAAGGTAAAATAGCATGTATTACTAATATATATGATAATGAACTCCGTCAAACAACATCATTTAGTGACCATTTTAGAGCATTATGGGAATATATTATAGAAAATATAAAAGACAATCCTACAATTCATTCTATAAAGGAATACACAATTACAAAAAAAAACTATACTTCTAATGATGAAAATGAAAATGGACTTTATATGGTAAATCAGATAGATAAATTTTTAATTTCGGAAAAATTTGGTATATATGCTTATACATATATTCGTAATGATGAAAATGGTTCAGATAATAATAGATCTAATGTCAAACTTCAAAGTAAAACAGAGCACATTATTATTGAATTATATTCTTATAAAAGTAGTATTGAAATAATTAAATTATTTGTTGAAGAGATAACACGTAAATATTTGTTAAATATTCAACATTTGCGTGAAAATAAGCAATTTATATATACACTAACAAAAATTAAATATGATGAAAGTAGTTGTGAACAATGGGATGAAAATGTATTTAATAGTATACGAACATTTGACAATATGTATTTTGATAATAAACATAAAGTAATAGATACTATTGATTTTTTTATTAATAATAAATCATGGTATTTTGAAAAGGGAATACCATATTCATTAGGTATTGGAATGTATGGGCCACCGGGTACTGGTAAAACATCATTGGCAAAGGCTATTGCAAATTATACTAAACGCCATATTGTATGTATTTCTTTGAAGCTAATTAAGACAAAGAAGCAACTTGATAGTATATTTTTTGAAGAGCGATATAATACTGATAATAAGAAAAACAGTATTACATTTGATAAGAAAATTATTATATTTGAAGATATTGATTGTATTGGTGATATTGTTTTAGACCGTGAAAAGAAAAAGAAGAAAAATTCTATTCATAAAAAAATAAAGATGGATAAAAATGATGATTATGATAATAATGATGATGAAGTACCTACAAAAACCAGCGAAGAAATTGAAAATTTAATTGAGATGATTGATAATATTGATGAAGATGTTAAGAAAAATTTAAAAAATGGAATAAATGGATTGGTAAATATTTCTAAAAATCCAGATGAAGAACCAATTACACTAGATGATATTTTAAATTTATGGGATGGAATAAGAGAGACACCAGGTAGAATAATGATATTATCATCTAATCATTATGATGACTTAGATCCCGCATTAAAACGTCCAGGTCGGATTGATATAACACTAGAATTATCATATGCTAGTAGACAAGTAATATTAGATATGTATAATCATTTATTTAAAGAAACAGCAATAACAATATCTGATGAAGACTTGGAAAAAATACCGGATAAATTTTATTCGCCAGCTGAAATTATTAATATTTATATGAACGAGCAGCAGAACCCAGAGAAATTTATAAAGCGATTACAAATGAAACAGCATGTATAGATTATAAATTAGACATCTGGATATTTAAATTTCAGATTATTTATTAAAAAAATATTTAAATAGAATTTAATAAATAATTTAATTACACTAATGGAAACAAATAAATATCGTAACAAAGATTATTGGGATATGGTAAGAATTTCAAATGAAGATAAAGAGTATCCTTCTAATATGGGGCAGAAATGGAGTGATGAAGAAGAGATATTATTATTACAAGAACTTAATGATAATGTAGAGATTAAAATAATAGCACAAAATCATAATAGAACTATTGGAGGTATTAATTCACGACGCCAAGAAATCGCATACAAAATGTATTTAAAACAATTATCTATTGAAGATATAATTAAACAAACTAAATTAGATTATAATTGTATTGAAGAAATAATACAAAAAAAACAAAAAAGACAAAATAATACTTCAAAAATAAAAACTAAAGAAGTAGACAATGTATTTATTAGTATTAATAAAAATGATTATATAGAATTACAAAATGATGTAAAAAATATGAAAAATGATATTAAACAAATAAAAAATACACTTGGAGAATTAGTTGAAATGATTAAATTAATTTATGAATTTGAGGATGTGTAAAAAATATAAATTAAAATAAAGTTTTATGATGTTTTTTTTTACTTTTTCTTTTGCCTTTTGCTTGTGCTAAAGGATATAAACTCTCAATTACCTTTAATTGGAATTTCTCATTTGTATAACCTAAATTTTCTAAACGTTTTTTAATTGATTTTCGTTCTAATGAAGTTATATCTGAACCTTGTTTTTGATGTGCTCTTTGTAATAGTAATCCTCTATTAATTGCAAGTATAGCTCGTGTAAATTTATCTAAAAATCGTTGACATTCATCTATTGTAAGTGTTTGATAACCATCTTCTGTTATTTGCTTTTTATTTTGTAGTAATTTCTTAAAATTAAAATATTTTGTATAATAATAAATTTTTTCATTTAGTATAGCACCTAAATTAGGACATATAAATAAAAGATTTTGTTTTGTATCACTAGATAATGATATTTCAAATCCAAACTCTCGTGGATCATTTTCAAAATAAGTTACTATATTTTCCGGCAATTCTTTGAAATCAATATCAGAAAATTGTTTATATTCATCAATTTGCATTTGTTTTCTATGATCATATCTTTTAACAGATTTAATATAACTTAATTTAAAAATATAGGGATTAGCTCTAGTATTTGATGGATTAGGTACTAGAACAGATATATTATATCCATTTTCTGGAATAGTTAAAAACCATCTTATCAAATAAGCTAAGTGTCCAGCAAAATTTTTAATCATATCTAAATTATATTGAACATTTTTGGCTGGAATTATTAATACATCAATATCTTCACTATTATATTCTGATATATCTGAAATTCCAGATAGTACAAGTTGTATTGCTTTACCACCTTTAAACATTATTTTATAGTCTTGACCAATCATTTTGTATGATATTATACCAAACATAATTAATGTAGAACATAATATGATATTAAATTTACTAAAGTCAATGTCACTATCCTTAAAAAATGTATCAAATAACATATAAGCATTATTTTTTGTTGGAGTATAAAAAGTTGGTATTATTTCTTTAACAATACTACAAATACTCCATAATGTAGTTATTTCACTATTTTGTACAGGTATAGTTCCATCTAAATTCATTATATCATTAATTAATTTTTTTATGGCAAACATTTCATTTTTAGCAAAAATTGGTGCCCAGAATTCAGGTTCAACTTCAGGGTTATATCCAGTTTCAGATGGTAATTCCATGTCTATATTTAATTTACTAGGTTGTATAGATTTTAAGGTTACTTCTAATTCAGGTTTTAATATTGTCTTTGATTTTGTTTCTAGGTCTGGTCCTACTTCTGGTCCTATTTCTGGTTTTAATATTGACTTTATTTCTGTTTCTGGTCCTATTACAGAATTTAATACAGGTTCATTAAGCAAATTCTGTAAATCAGCATTTTGCTCTTCTGTTAACATTGTAGGATCAGCACCTTTTCTAAGTAAAAGTTCTGCAAGTGGTTTATCTTGCATCTTTAATGCTTCTAATAATACATTTGTGTCTCTAACATAGTTTGTAAGATTAATATTGAAACCATTAATAGCTATAAACGCATTTAATAAACTATTTCTAATAGTCATATCAGGTATATTATGAAAGATAACAACTAATGGAGGAACTAATGAAGTTAGTCCAGAATTTTCAATATATTTATCAATAGGAAGCCCATCTGCGTTCACAGGTATTAATGTATTTATACCATTTTTATTACCCTTTAATCCTTTTTTAAATTTATCTATAGCATCTTGAACATTTCCATTTGTATTTATTGCTTTTTGTAATGCATTAAACGCATTTATAAACATTGTTCTAAAATTATCTACTTGTATTTTATCATAACTATTACCTCCTTTTAATATTTTTCTTGTCTTCCTTATATTTCTTCTTGTCTTTATTGCTTTTATTGTCTTCCTCATATTTCTTCTTGTCATTGTATAATATATTATGACAAAAATAATTAAAAAAAGAACCCAAATTTCTTTGTCTTTTTATTTTTCTTACGTTTATGTTTAGTTTGTAGTTTATTATGTTGTTCTTTGATATCTTCTTTATTATCATTATCTTTATCTTTATCATGTTTGTCCATTTTATTTATAGATTTACTATCACTTGGTCTATAACGTAAAAACCATAAATCATATTCTTCAGTATTTTTTTTATTTCTTAGTTCCTTGAATTTATCAGCTTTTTCAGCACGCATTTCTTCTACAGTTTCCTGATGACCAATACAATTAATTGAAAAACGTCGCAATACACCCTTCTGTGCTAATCTGTTCTTTTCTTGAACTTCAAATAAATATTTAGCCATGCATAATATTCGATCTTTATCATAATAAGGACGGTTTGAATATAAAAATGCCAAATAAAAACTTAACATAGTATCAATTGTAGCAATTTTTATAGTTTCACCATTTTCTTTTATAATATTGTAACTATGACATGCAAGTGGTTCATAGATAAAAGCAATTGTATCACCACCAACACGAATTTCATAATGAGTAGCAACTAGTTCACCAATAGATGGGCGTTTTATAATCTTCACATTTTTTATTCCAATATCACGAAGACGTTCAACTACAATTTGAGCAGTCACAGTTGGTTCTTCAGATAAGACATCAAAGTCTGGATTTTTTAATAATTTATGGCGCAACTGAACTGGCATATAATTTGAATAAATAGAAATAGCATATCCACCAAAAAATACAACTCCTTGATCAATAAGAGTTTGCTGGACCATATCATAAATTTTATTTACATTATCATTATTTCCCATTTTACGTTGGAAATCAATATGACTACATTGTGAAGCTGTAAGTGGATATGAGTTATTTAGTAATATTAAACGCTTTAACACTTTTTCCCAGCGTGATACATCACCTGCAGGACGAGATAACTCTAAATACATAGCCATACGTAGTAAATTTGGTGGAGCATAAAGAATACCAGATACTTTTATTGCCTCTGTTTTAATAGCATTAAATAATTCTTTGGGTAATAATGTAATGTCAGCAATAGGAATAAAATTTACAAATACCTTAAATGTTCCAAAATGTTGACCCGATTTTGCTTCTACTTCAATAAAACCTTCTTTAACATAAATATCTGCTAATTCCTTTGCGTCATGCAACGCATTTGAACTATAAAAATCGTAGTCAGGAATTTCAATATCCTTATTATAAAATTGGTCTTTTTTTGGTAATATATTATTAATAGCAGTTCCACCATAGCAAATAAGCTTTTTATTCCTAATAAAATTCTCTACAATAGTAATAATTCGCTTAATTTCAGGTGAATTTACAACTTTACGTCCTTGAATATCCTCTGCTTTATCTACTGCGGTACGAAGAATTGCTAATTCACAATCTTCAAATTTCATTGTTTTATCGCATATTTCTTTTTTCATTATATAATTCTTAATATATAATGATAATTAATTTTTAATAATTATATTAAAATGTTTAATAAATGTTTAATTAAATATTAAAATTATAATATTGAGAACTAACAGTGCGTGTTTTATAAGATAATGCTGGATCTTGTGGTGGTGGTGCTGGAATAGTGACCTGTACATATCGTAAAGAAACCGGTTTCAAAACAAACGCACTATTATTTTCATTGAAGAATGCCTCATTTTCCTCAATATTTGATTCAATATTTTGATATCGCATTGCTAACATTTGACAACCAGCTTCTCTTAATACAACTGAACTAGGATTATCAGGATCTGCGCCAGCATTAGGAATACCAATTGTCATACTTAATTTATTATATTCAATTAGCTCCTGAATATCTGAATTATATTTAATATCATCAAATGTTAATTCACGCATAAATATTGAATTACTTGTCATATTTACATACTCATAAAATTCCTTACATTCTAAAAATGCTAAATTACTTCTATCTACTATAATAGAAATCTTACCCATCATTTCTGTTAGTGGAGTTGCTCCATAATTTGTTACATGATTATTCTTCATATTCTCAAAACTATATGATTTACCCATCAAAAGATCTGAATGTTGTTCAAAAATCTTAGCAAAATTTTTATACATATTTTGATTTTCACTCTTAATACGTAAATGAAAAATAATTGGATCGGCGGGATTTGGGGCGCCTGAAGATGAAAAAGCATTATTTACTACAGTAGACATAATATCGCTAAATTTAATATAATTAAACGTCTCTTTTACACAATAGTTATCGGCAGTACTAGTTGCAACTACTGGTTGATCATCAATTGAATAAATTTCGAAATCAAGGCCTCGCACACCTTGTTTTAATAAATCTTTTAATGTACACATTGAAACATAATCATTCTTATAATTGCCACCGCTACAACAGTTATATGCTGATTTAATATAATAGTCTCTAAAATTATTCTGAAATTTTGGCTGAGTAGTATTTATAGATATAATATTTGTATTTAAATTTCCATAAACACCGTCCATTAATTGACATTCTCTTGTAAGCATATTATTTGACATATTAACATAGATTGTAATACCTACAATTAGACCAAGTACTCCGCCAATAATGGCGCCTTTCTGATCCATTATTCCTTGTCCCAAAATACTAAACATAATTGTTAGTATAAATATAATAGCTATACCTCCAAAATTGCCAGTACCTGTATAATAAAAATAATACATAAATGCGATTACTATAATTGAGAATGTTAACATTGTTAATAATGTAATTGTAGTGGCCTCTGACATTTCTTTAAGCCCGGACATAGCTTGCTGTATATTTTGTCGCGCTTGAGTGGCCATATCTGTTGAACCTGAACCTGTTTGTGACATCTTTTATATATTACTTTATAAATATATTTTTTTTATAATATATAATAACAAATCTAACAAAAAATATAATATAAAGTAATATAATTAGTTAAAAAAATAATATGATAGTATTATAACTATTAAAATGCCAGGAGGACTTATGAATCTAGTATCAATTGGACAACAAAATATTGTTCTAAATGGTAATCCATCTAAAACATTTTTTAAATCTACTTATGCTCAATACACTAACTTTGGACTACAGAAATTTCGTGTAGACTTTGAAGGTTCTAAAACATTGCGATTATCCGAACCATCTACATTTACATTTAAAATACCAAGATATGCTGATTTATTAATGGACTGCTACTTGACTGTAGCAATGCCTAATATTTGGAGCCCTATTATGCCGCCACAAACAGTTACTCAATCTGATGGAACTACTACATATACTGATTGGGCGCCATATGAATTTAAATGGATTGAAAATTTAGGGGCAAAAATGATTTCAAAGATTAGTATTGTTTGTGGTAATTATACATTACAAGAATATTCGGGGGACTATTTATTAGCATCCGTACAGCGAGATTTTTCTGGCGCTAAAAAGGATTTATTTGATAAAATGATTGGCCAAGAACCTGAAATGAATAATCCTGGTAATGCCGGATCTCGTGTTAACTCGTATCCAAATGCTTTTTACACAACTGACTTAGCTGGACCTGAACCATCTATTCGTGGTCGTATTCTATATATTCCTCTAAATAATTGGTTCGGTCTAAAATCACAAATGGCATTTCCTTTAACATCTTTACAATATAATGAGTTACAAATTGTTGTAACATTAAGACCAATTAGTGAATTATTCCAAATTCGTGATGTATTTGATACATTTTATAATTATCCTTATATTGCTCCTAATTTTAATTCATGGTATATGCAATTCTATAGATTTTTACAGCCTCCACCCGATATTGAACTTGGTCTAACATCGTATACTGATACGCGAACATTGTGGAATGCTGATGTACATTTAAATTGCACATATTGTTTCTTATCTAATGAAGAAGAACGACTTTTTGCGCTAGAAGAACAGAAATACTTGATTAAACAAGTTCATGAACAGCAGTTTTTTAATGTTACTGGTCCAAATAAAGTGGCGTTAGACTCTATTGGTATGATATCTAATTGGTTATTCTATTTTCAAAGAAGTGATGTTAATTTAAGAAATGAATGGTCTAATTATACAAATTGGCCATATAATTATATGCCTCTTGATGTAGTTCAAGCATCTTCAAGTGGTGATTATTTAATTTACAGAACAGATGACGCTGGTAATCCAGTGCCAGTTTATATTGGTCCTGGTGTTAATCCTAATGGTAATTTAACAGGTCTTCTAGTTACATCTAATTATTCACCTGAAAATGATAAAATGATATTAATTGGCATGGGAATTTTGTTAGATGGTTCTTATAGAGAAAATATACAACCGGCTGGAATTTATAATTATATTGAGAAATATACAAGAACAAGTGGTAATGCGCCACAAGGCCTATATTGCTATAATTTTAGTATTCATTCAAATAATTCAGATTTACAACCATCAGGAGCAATAAATATGAATAGATTTAATCAGATTGAGTTAGAATTTACAACAATTATACCTCCATTGGATCCTTTGGCTCAAAGTTTATCTATTTGTGATCCACAAACAGGCCAAGTAATTGCGGTAAATAAACCTACATGGCGTATTTATGATTATAATTTTAATTTAACATTATTTGAAGAACGCATAAATATTGTGAACTTTATTGGTGGTAATGTGGGTCTAATGTATGCGACATAAGGGATAAAAATAAAAAAATTATAGAGATGCGTTTGCTGGCGTAGGACCAATATCATAAAACATTCCAGTTGCAGTTAATGTCTTCTTATATTCTGGTGTTGAACGATATTGTTCTGGAGCCGCAGAATATTGATATGCTAATTCTTCATCAATTAACTGTGCTCCTGCATTATACACTGGTTCCCACACTTTATATCCTCTATAAGGTCTAGGTACTTGTGCGTTTTCATCTATTATATTAGCACTTGTTCCAATATCATATGTTAAGGAAGAGTGTTGGGGATTTTGGTTATAAATTAGACGACCTGTTGCTAAAGTATCAACCGGAACATATGTTTGTGGAGGTAATGGTGCCATTTGTTCATTAATAATTTGATCCTGAACTTTTTTTAATAATGATTGGCAACCATCTTCATAACAATCAACATCAGTTGAACATTGTTTACCAGTTTTAGAACATTTGGCGTTATAACAGGCATTTTGACAACCTTGTGAATCATTTAACGGTAAATTTACAGTATGACTATAATCATTAATTAATTTTGTATTAATATTTGAATTACTTTTATTAAATGTATCTGGGTTATATGTTATATTTCCATATAATATATTATCAACTGTAGTAGTAAAACCTTCTTTTAAATTTAAAAAAATGCTATTTAATAATTGAGTTACTAAAGCTCTTGATGTTATAATTACAACAATTAATAAAACTATATATTTATATTTATGTATTATATTTGATAAAGACATTTATAAAATATGATTATATAATTTTTTATAGAAGACAAAGTTTTTCTATTATTACATTTTTAGAGATTAGTAAATTATCTACAAAATTTAATATATATTTATTATAAATAATGTCAGATACTAATACAGATAATAATGATGCTATAAATAATAAGAAACAAAAAAAAATAAACGGACCAGATGTAGGCGGGTTTATTGTATATTATGGTCTAGGTATATTAGGAATTGTTTTATGGGTTTTATTTGGCACAGCTTGGCTATATATATCTAAACTTGCAACATCTGGCATTCCTACTAACATAAATTTTGAACCATATACATGTGATATAAATCCTGATTTGGGTAAAAATGATGATGGAAGTAAAATACATGTACCTATGAATACAATTTATGAATTGGGGGCAAAAGGATTAGCATTTTGGCAAATATGGTCAGATACGCCCTTAAATAAATGGCAACAAGATGCCACATTTGATACTACTGGATTTATTGACTCATTTAAGGATACTCTTATACAAGAAATGCGCGACGCAGCAAATATTAAAGGAACTGGGCCTGCAGCATCCACGGGATTAACTAAATTCTGGTCAATTATTTTAAATAATATTTCAAGCAAAGGATTTCAATTATATGATTTATTCAGTATTAAAAATGATAAAATATCCGATTCCTTAAAGATTATTATTTATGGATTATTTGGATTAATATTATTTCCAGTAATTTGGGTAATAAATGGTTTTTACTCATTTTGGTATATTATTAAAGCAGCAATCAGTAGTGAAAATTTAGATAATTTAAATGATGGTGGTGCTGATAATATTCTTGGATCTATAGGTAGTCTTAAATATCTTGATGACGCAGATTCTGGAATGTTTGGAGTAAAAAATTGGCCTAAAGGTATTGGCCGAGGTATTGTATGGTTAATATTTTGGATGCTTGTAGTACCTGTTCTTAGTTTCTTTGTGTGGCCATTATATGCTACCTTTATGCCTTTCTTTAAAATGTTATTGTCAGGAACATATACATTAAAAGTAGACAGTAAATTATATAATAGCACTGAACAATCTGATAGTAAGTCATTTTGGGATTTTATAAAAGATACATTTGCTTATAAACGTACATTGTTATTATTCTTAGCTATACTAAATTTATTTACTTGTGCAAATAAATATTTAGGAGAAGTATATTTAGGTGCTGTATTTGTTGCTATAATATTTGCGGTAATATTTGGTGACATATTTGTAAATACAAAACCAAATGATAATACAATGATTTTACAGGATCCAAATATTACTATTCAGTCAAAACCTGTTAATAGACAGGCTAAGAAAGTTTGTATGTTTCCAAAAGATATAAATAGAATTGACAAGATACTACGCAAATTAAATAATGAATTAACTGAACAATTAAAACGAGCATCAAGGATTAATGTAACAGCAGATACATTGCAATTTAGAAATAATTTAGAAGACTTAAGAACTGAAATAAATAATAATTTTACAGATATTTCTATGTCAGATGATAAAAATAAAATATTAGATTTTGAAAATACAATTGTAAGAAATTATGCTAACCAAATAAATACATTAAAACAAATGTTAGATAATGATGAGAAGAATAGTCCATCTCTAGTAACAAGCCTAAGAAGTTCTTTAGGGATGGGACCACAAACACAAACACAATCACAACCACAATCACCAGTAACTACTAGCAGTAGTAGCAGTACTCAAAATATAGTTAGTAATCTATCTAGTCCATCAACTACACCTGTTATAAGATCTAGAAGTAGCTCATATCAAAGTAATAGTCCAGATTTATTATTTAATCCAGATATTGGATCGTTATCTGGATCGGAAACTGGATCGGAAACTGGATCGGAAACTGGATCAGAAACTGGATCAGAAGCTGGATCGGACACTGAAACAGAAACTGAGGAACCTCAGTTTTCAAGTCAAGAAATAAATGAATTTATAGATAAACGAAAAGATATTCAAGTACCTAGTTTTTCTGTAGATAATCCAATGTTAGCTGCTGGTGTTGGTACAGGTAGACCAAAGGTCCCACCTAGTGTTCAACAAGGACCAATTGCTATTCAGACAAATCCTTTACAAAAATCTAATGAACCTTTAAGTGGGTCAGAACTAGATAAAAGAATTCAAGGTATCAGCGGTGAACAAATTAGTAATATAGAAGGTGAAGATGTTTTAGAAAATCCATTATTAAAATCTCCTATTGGTACAGGTAGTCCAAAGGCCCCAGCTAGTATTCAACAGGGACCAACTGCTATTCAGACAAATCCTTTACAAAAATCTAATGAACCTTTAAGCGGTCCAGAACTAGCTAAAAGAATTAAAGGCATTAGTAGTGAAGAATATTATAAGGGACAAAGACAAAAAACTGTAGCAGAAAGGATAGAAAATATAAAAAGACAACAAAGACGAAATTCTCCCCAACAAATAGTACCTTTAAGTGAGCCAGCAGTAGCAAAAGGAAATCAAAGTATCACTAGTGAACAAGCACAACAACTTAAGGAAGCATCTGAAGCCCAAAGAGATGCTGTAAGACAAGAAGCCGCGAGACAAGAAGCCGCGAAAGCACAAAGACAAAAAGAACTTGGAGAATTTTTACAAAAACAAAATATGCCAGCAAATTTAGCAGCACAAAGACAAGCCCAAGAATTTCAAGAAAAGAGACAAGGTGGGCTAACTCCTGAACAACAAGCACATATTGATGAGGAAAAGAGATTTAGAGAAGAACAAAATGCCATAATGAATCAAATGTTTAAAAACATCAAAGGTGGCTCTAAAAATAAAACCTTAAAAAAAACACAAAATATTAAAATTAGACTAGTATAAAAACTATTTAAATAATAATTTAGTATATTAATTATTATTCAAAAATGCCAAAAAATAATAAAAAACATAAGAAAAATAAAAAAAATATACAAAGCGAAAATAAACAATGTGAACCATTATATCCATTTGTTAGTATATGTACTCCAACATTTAATCGTCGCCCATTTATACCATTTATTAAAAAATGTATTGAAAATCAAACATATCCTAAGTCGTGTTTTGAATGGGTAATTATCGATGATGGTACAGATCCTATTGGTGATTTAGTAAAAGATTTAGAATATGTTAAATATTTTTATTATCCAGAAAAAATGTTATTAGGAAAGAAGCGTAACTTAATGCATCAAAAATGTTCAGGTGACATTATTATTTATATGGATGATGATGACTATTATCCAAAGGATCGTGTATCCCATGCTGTTGAAACATTATTACAAAATCCAGAATATCTTATTGCTGGAAGTAGTGAAATGCATATATATTTTGATTCAAGAAATACAGTATATCAATGTGGTCCATATAAGACTTATCATTCTACAGCGGCTACATTTGCATTTAGAAAAGAACTACTTGATATAACAAGCTATAATGAGGAAAACGCTTTAGCAGAAGAGCGCCATTTTTTAAAAAATTATACAATCCCTTTAAAACAATTAGATACACAAAAATCGATTATGGTATTTTCACATAAACATAATTCATTAAATAAGGAGAAACTATTGGAAAATATGGAGGGAACTGTTACTAAATTGTCACGATTTACAGTTGATGATTTTATTGATGATCCAGAGTTGAAACAGTTTTATATGACAGATATGAATAATTTACTAACAAATTATGAGCCAGGAAAGCCAGAATATAAACCTAAATTGATGGAACAAATTAAAAATATGGAAAATGAAAGAAATAAGAGATTAGAAGCTCATAATAATATGTTAGATGCTCAAAGACAAATATTACAAGCCCATAATCGCAAATCTACTTTAAAAAATGATATAGGTGTATCTATAACTAGTGAACAAATATTGAATTATGAAAAACAGTTAGCCACTTATGAGAAACAAATAGAAGACAAAGTATGTCTAATTAATGAGTTATTAAAAAGAATTAAGGATTTAACTACAGAATTAAATGAATATAAAGCAAGAATTTAGATTATATTTAAAAATTATATTTTAAATAAATAGTTTAAAGATAGTATTGTATAAATATATACAAAATAAAATGCCCTATATTGATTACGACAGTTCTGATTTTGATATTAAGAATGATAATACTAAGCTAATTCCTTCTGATAAGTATTTTTACAAGATTAAGAGAACTATTTTGGATGAAACAAAGACTTTAAGAAAGAATGATGGTCGCAAATATTTTAAAAATATGACTATTGGAATTTTTGGTAGCGGACAAGTTGGTAGCCGAATTCGTAATGCTATAACTGGTCATAAATATAATTTTTTAGTTGGTTCAAAGGATCAGGAAAAATTATATTCAGTTGCATTATGTACTGGTGAAAATGGTATTAAGTGCCCAGTTTTTATGTTTTATGATAGTCCAGAGCAATATGAGAACCATTTATTAACAAAATTACCTATGGAGGCTAAGTCAGAGTGGTATATGAAAAAGCCTGTTTAAATTAATAAATTTATTATATGAATATTAAATCTTTTCTCTTTGAAAGTTACTTTTACCATGCGCAAATAAAAAATAACTAGTTTTTTATTTGCAATTTATTTTTTGTTCTTAATAGTCTTTTTGGATTTTCTTTTTTTTATAAAACCTCTCTTCGAAGTTTTTCGTAAATATGAATTACCACCACCACTGGCATCTTCAAATTCATCATCACTATCTGGAATTCTTTTTTTCGATTGTGGTTCAGGTGTAGATTTAAAAAAAGAACTATATAACTGTTTATTAGATATTGGTGCAGGTGCAGGTGTGGGTCTGGGTGTGGGTGTATGTGCTTGTACCGGTGCAGGTGCCGGATATTTTATATTGATTTCTGAAATATAAGTTTCATATTTTATTGCTTTTTTTTTTCTTTTTGACAATAATTTATTTTCTTCTTTATTAGACATATAACTATATTCATCCACATCTTGTAATTGTTTCACAGAATGTTTTAGTTTATTATTCACAACTCTTAATATAAGTTCTTCATTATAATTATTAACCTCAATAATTCTTGCTGCATCATTGTATGCGTATCCATCTCCAATTCCTTTTCCATCATAATCATACAATAATGATTTAACCTTAATATACAATTTAAATTTTTCTTTAAGTTCTTCATTTTCACATTTTTTTATAAAATCTTTTACTTCTTTAATTTCGTCCTCTTTTCTATTAGGATCTGCCCAACCAGGTACTACACTCATTATATATAATACATATATTATTTGTTCTATTTTATTCATCATTGTCTTCTATATCAGAAATAACAATATCTTCAGTATCTTCGGCATCTTCCTTTATGTATTTATCTAAATATCTATAAATACGATTAATATCTAGTTTGGTTATTTCATAATTTTCAAATAATTGTAATACCTCTGCATCTCCTGCTGGATATTTATTTTTAATATCTAAAAAGAAAGCATACATATCCTTCTTATCCATTCCTAATTGTTGACATAAATTTTGAATAAATATAGAATTATTATATTCGGTTGAATATTTTGTTAGTACTTTTGTAAATCTGACCTCAGCTGGATTAAATTTTTGCTTAGTAATATTACTAGTATTGGGTTGGTTATTTTTTGGCAAATAAGATTCATGATATAATCTATTATTATTAAATGTTTTAATTAATGAGCTCATCTCATTGAATTGCCAAATCTGTTTCTGAAATGTAATACGATCAATATAATCAGCAAAACACATATTTGATAATATTTTAAGATAAAATGGAATAGCTTTATCTTTGGTCTGTTTTCCTATCACATCAACAATATTTTCATGATATAATAGTCCTACTATTGTTCTATCAGTTTCATTCATTATTGTTAGATGATCTTCTAATAAATAGTTATTATTAATTAATTTTTTAGTAATTTGTCTAGTATCATCATTATATGACTTCATTAGAAATATATTTTTAATTATATTATTATTTAAAATATCTTGCTTATTTTTATAAAGTTCATAAATTGTTGTTAGTTTGCGCAAATCTCCTTGAATAAAACTAACAATATTTGGCTTAATAGAATTATCAATTGCCGGAATTATTTGATTTACAATATTATTTATTTGTATTGGTGTTGGTGATTTTAATTCAATGATATCACATACTTTCATTAGCTCTTTAATTTTTTTATCCATATGATAGTTTCCTATACAGATAATTGGATTTAATGTAATATCTTCTAGGCGCTGTTTTTTTGTCTTTTTTGGTCTTATAATTTTAATTAATGAGTTTATTCCGCCTTTATCGCCATTATTCATTCCATCAATTTCATCCATAATAATTGCAATTCGCTTTACTTTTTTGTGAAACATACTCATTACATTTTTATCAGACATGTTATGCTTTGTAATTGTGTCAATAATAGATTTATTACGAATATCTCCAGCATCATATTTAATAATATCATAACCTAAATCTTTTAAAATTTGTGTTACAAATGTGGTTTTTCCTGTGCCGGGGTCGCCATATACATAAATACCTTTTTTAGTTGATAGATTATGTTTAGTTTGTTCAAAATTTGTTAGTATGTTTTTCATTTTAGACACTTCTTCTTCGCGTCCTAATAAATTATTTAGATTAATCATTTCCATTTAATATATTTTATTAGGTTCTTTTTATGTTGATTTTTACATAATCCAAGTTTTTCTAATATTTCTTGAATAATTATTTTACATTTTATTGAATTATGGTCAATACAGTAACTATTTAAAAATACTAGATAATTATAGTATATACAATCTTTGTTTAGATAATTTCTTAGATTTATCCATTTATAAAGATTATCAACTAACAAACGGCTCAAAATATAGTCATTATCTTTACGAATATTAAAGCGAATATATTCTTCAATATTCTTATTATGTATTGTTAAATATTTTATAATTAATGCATGATTTGCTTCATACATTATTTTAGACCAAAACATTTTTACAATTGTTGGTACATATGTTTCAATAATGTCAACTATTTCATTTGGTAATTTATTAATATTATTTAGTAAATCTTTTGCTTTATTAGAAAACATATATTTACAATAGGTATCTTAAATTATATTACATTATTTTTTTGTAATATAATTTGTATAATTTATATTATTTATAATTTTAATTACCTAATTGTGTTACATAATAATAATAAAATGATGTCCCAAAGAAGATAATAGATGTAATAATTGGTGCCAGTTATCACACTCATTTATATCTTCAGCAAAAATAAAACATCCTTTAAGACTACCATAGTAATATAATATAATAGCTCCTAAAAATGTTATTACTACAATTGTAGAATAATATATATTAATTATATTTTCTGAAAACTTATTGTAAAAAACATAACCTCCATAACTGACAATAGAAAAAATAAAAAACTTATCAATCCAATAAGAAAGAGATGTTTTATGTGAGTGATAAATTAATGAAGATATTGTAAGTCCAATAAATAATAATGAATACAAATAGTATTTATAATAATAACAAACAACAACATTTGTTATAAATAATAAAGATGAATAACAACATTTTATAGAGGGTAATTCACAAGAATTCATTTATTATTTATTATTTATTATTTATTAATAATAATTATTATTTTTCATTTTTATTCATAAATAAATTATACTTTTACACCATATTTTATATAAGTAATCTCTTTATTTAGCAGAATTATGTTCTAATAATTAAGAACTACTAGATGTAGTTGTTGTAGTATTTGATGTATCACAAGGATTATTAACTCCATATGTAATACCATCCCAAGTAACTCCACATCGAGTAGCCCATGTATATTTAGAGCAAGTACCATTTTCAGCATTAAATGGTGACACATTAAAATTCATTGTATTTTTTTGAGCTGTGCTTGGTAGATTACATTTGCCTAAACTTTTAGCATTATAGCAAGCTTCACCATTGCCTTTTAAATCGATCCAATAATCAGGACAAGAACCAACAACTGGAGGCCAAACCATTTTTGAACTTGATTTTGACAATGATATACCAATAACAACTAACAAAACAATTAGACCTATTATTGCCAAGGCCAATATTATTTTTTGAAAAGATGTTTCCATTATATAAATAAATAGATAAAATAAATAGATATTTTTTTATATATGATATTATATATTATGAATAGTCAATTTTCAAACCAAAATATAAACACAAAAAATACATATAACAATAATGACGCAAAATATAGTAATGTAAATGGTCGTGTTGATATTTTAAATCCACCGGATATTTCACAGCTTTTTTCTATGTATGATAAAATACCCGCAAATCAATGTACCACATTTAGGAATGCTACTATTGGTCAGTGGGATGAAACACCGCTATCTACTGCTTATTTCTCTAAGGAAAATATACAAATTCTACAGAATGGAATACGTGCAGGTGTTTATAATATGTCAAAAGGACAATATGTAATTGGGGAACAAGATTGTGATAACCTAAAGATTATTATGAGAGCTATTTTTTTACAATATTCAGCCAATTTACCGCAAAATATTGCTGGGCAAGTTCAGCAACTAAATCAGATGGTTATTGACTATGCTGTTCCTAGAGTTTATGGTGAGGCACAAGGATACATAAAGTATTTACATGATGCTAGTACTTTGGTTGTGCCTTTGGCAACACCCGTTTGCGATACACAGTTCGATAAACGCAATTATAAAATGCCAAAATGGTTTTAGAGTAACGCATATTTTAAATTTAAACTTTTATAAATATTATTTTATAAAAATAATATTTAAAACTATATTTAATAATTATTAATAATGTTTAGAACTAGGCAGCTACTAACAAAATATATTACAAAACGTTATTATGAATTACCTAAATCAACTGATAATATTAATTTAAATAATATTAGTTTAAATAATAGATTTATAGATTATGAAAAAATTAGCAATAATATTATGCAACAAAATGACTTATCTATAATAGAACGCAATTTATCAGAAATAAATCAGACTATAAAAGATCAGAAATATTGGATTTTTCACAGTGTTGCCTTATCATACATTGGTCTATTTGCTTATATTTTTAAAATGTAAATATAAAAATGTAAATATAAAAATTGATTTTATTTGTAAGAGCATAATGTAAAATATAAAATATAAAATAAAACAAAACAAAATGCGAAATCCTTATTTACTTGGTGCAAATGATATTGCTAGTGGCTATACAAATATTATTGACGTTGAAAAAAATCATCAATATAAATGTATAGCTTGTCAATCAGATTTAATTTTAAGAAAGGGAGAAAAACGTTTTCAAAGTTTAATCCATAAAGAGAAAAATGGGTGCCAATATTTTAAGAACCCTACCCAAGAGCAATTAATAGAAGATGCTTATCTTCATTTATCTAAATTAATAGAACTTAATAAAGTTAATATTTATAGAAGATGTGAAATATGTAAAATGCCTTTCAAAATGGAATTTACTATTGATAATGTTAAATTGTATTTTAAAAATAATGATAATGATAATGATGATAATAATAATGATTATAATAATAATAATGATAATGATAATAATAATGATGATAATAATAATGATTTAAAACAAGATTATTATATAAATATTGAACAATTAAATAAATATATCAGAACAGATTTTACTACTAAAAAAGTAGAGCTATATTGTAGATATTTTACTACATGTCAAGAGTGTAAAATAAAATATAATTAATAAAAATAAATACAACAGCTATTTATTGTTGTATTTATTTATATTATATTTTTTATATTTTCTACTTTATATTTTCTACTTTATATTTTATATTTTATATTTTATATTTTATATTTTAAGCCTCGCATAACTCAATCTTTTTTCCACCTCCGACCTTCTTAGTACCTTTAACTACCACCTTAGGCTTTGTTTTAACTAGGCCATTAATTGCAATTTCACGTTCTGCTCTATAGTTAGCATATTCTTGTTCCAAAGCATCCAATTCTCTTAACCACATTTGCTCACAAGTTGTTGCCTTAATTTCATCCAATTCTTGCGACTTATTTTTATGATCATTTAATAGTTTTGCAACATTCTCATCTGATACTGTATCCATTGGCATACGAACTAAATACTTATATTCTTCATCTACAATATTTGTATCACTATTCACAATCTTTTGATATCCTTTATCTTGTAACATCTTAATAATCTCATCCTTCTTCTTCTTACGTAAATCAATAGTTCCATTTAATACTTCTTGAATATATCTTACTTTATTAGACAAAATTACAAGTTCCTTTTCTAATACATCAATCAAATATTCCTTTCTAGTATCATAATACTCAAGTCTTACATCATAAAAGTCATCTATAATTTCATTTACTGTATCATATTTAGTCAACTTATCTTCAGAATTAAACAAATTCATATTTGTTATACTACTGGTACTATATAATTTCAATAGCTTCTCTAGCCCATTGCAACCATAGTCACCCTTTGCTGTTTCCAATTCATCTAACTTGCCTTTATTAAATGTAATAATAAAGTCTACATTAGTGTCCTTACTTTTATCATCATATTCCTTAACATAAGGTACACTTTTCTTTGTCTTCTCTTTATCTTTCTCTTTATCCTTATCCTTTGATTTCTCTTTCTCTAATTGCTCATCTTCAAGTTCCTCAAGAAGTTCCTTAAAATCTTCAGTCCAGAAACCAATTGGTAGTTCAGTAACTCTTATCTTATCAGGTCCAATCTTCTCATATATTCCTTTAAACATATATTTTGTATCACCAATCTTTGTTATAGAACCATTAAATCCTTCATAATATGGAATAAATTCAAACGCTTTTGTTTCATTATTTGATACTAAAGCTAATTTCATCTTAAGATATGCTATAATATCTTTAGGATTATAACACATAATTTCAGTACTAAAACCAGTACCAATACCTTTTGAGCCATTTACTAGAACCATTGGAATAATTGGCACATAAAATTGCGGTTCAACTGGAGTTCCATCATCCGATAAATATTTTAATATATGATCATCTTGTTCTGTAAATATACAACGAGTTATTTTCTCCATTCGTGTAAATATATATCTAGGAGATGACGCATCTTTACCACCTTTAATACGAGATCCAAATTGTCCTGATGGTACTAATAAGTTAATATTATTTGAACCAACAAAATTTTGTGCCATTCCTACAATTGCTTGATTTAACGATTCTTCACCATGATGATAACAAGAATGCTCTGATACATAACCTGAAAATTGGGCGACTTTAATTTCTGTTGTAAGACGCTTTTTAAAAGCCGAGTATAATATTTTTCTTAATGATATCTTTAATCCATCCATCAAGTTTGGAATACTACGATCACAATCATATTTAGAGAAGTGAATAAGCTCTTTATTAATAAACTCTTCATATGTAATCATTGGTTTACTAGTATCTACATAGCTCTCTCTATCATACATATTTTCAAGCCAATCTTTTCTGTCATCAGCACGCTTCTTATTAAATACCATGTCAATTGCATCATCACTAGTAATTGTATGCTCAAATCCAACAAAACGTTTTTCAGCAAAGTACTCTACAAACTCATTTTTAGTTGAAGTACCTAAACCCTTATAATATTTAATATTCCAACCTCTAGTATCAGTTGTAGCATTATTTTTCCAAGAATTATATTCACCTTCATTATAAAACTTAAGTTCTTGCTGTCCTTTTTTTGCCTTTAAAATTGGCGTATTCATAAAACCAATAAATCCTGGAATATGTGCTAATGTTGACCATTCGTTTTGAAACAAATTAATACATAATCCTTTAATATGCGATCCATCTAAATCCTGATCAGTCATAAATATAACTTTGCTATATCTTAGTGACTTATTTACATCTTCAATAGTCTTATATTCTTTACCAGTTTCTAATCCTAATATCTTCTTAATTTCAGTAATTTCCTTATTTTCAGATACCTTCTTTACAGCTTCACCTCTTACATTCATTACCTTACCTTTCAAAGGATATACTCCAATTGTATTTCTGTCTTCTGATGATAAACCTGAAATAACTCCTGTCTTTGCTGAATCTCCCTCACAAAAGATTAGCACACATTCTCTTGATTTTTCAGTTCCTGCCCAATTAGCATCAGTCAGTTTTGGAATACCACGAATGGACTTGGATTTAGTTCCATCAGTCTTCTTTGCGGCCTTATTTTCCTTGACTTCTGTTAATTGCAACGCAGCATCCATTACTCCCATTTTAGCAACCTTTTCAATAAATTTATCACTGACTTCACATTTAGATCCAAACTTAGATGATGGAGTATTCATAAAGTCTTTTGTTTGACTATCAAATGCTGGGTTCTCAATATCGCAACGAATAAATAATATAAGTTGCTCCTTGATTGAATTAGGATTGACCTTTATCTTCTTTTTCTTCTCAATAAATTCACACAGCTTTCTAGTAATTTGACCTAATATATATTCAACATGTTTACCACCTTTTGCTGTATGAATACCATTTACAAAAGATACTTGTATAAATTCATTATTTGGTGTTAATGCTACAGCATATTCCCAACGCGGTCCATCTTCTTCATATACGCGAGGAGACACATTTTTATCACCGATATACAAGTCAATATATTGTTGAAAATTCT